TCCTTGAACAGATACAGTTGGCGATGATTAATGCTGGTGCTGACAAGGGGGTTGAAGAGGCTAAAGCCGATTTAAAAAGCTAACAAAGATTGGAAATTTATTTATTCTTTAGCCAAAGAATTAGGTAAAACTGTTAATGAATTATGTGAAACTTTAACTATTGAAGAAATGATAGGTTGGGCTGCTTTTGCTGAGTTAGAACATGAAGAATATGAAAAACAACGAGAACAAGCACAACGAAGTAATGCTTTACGAGGTAAAAGAAGGTAATATAGAAGAAATGTTTTAATTCTGATAGCAAGTGGCTAATTATACTGTTGATATTGCTATTGCTTTACAAAATTCTAATAAATTAATTAAACTCCGTAAAGAATTAAAAGCAGCGACAGATAATATACGAGAGTTTAATAAAGAAGCTAGAGAGCAAAATAAAGTTGCAGTATCTACTTTTAGTAAACTTAATAAACAACTTTCAAGAGCAAACTCTTTATTAGATAAGGCAGCTATTGGAACAAGCAGTTTTACAAGAGCAGCTAAAGCATTAGTAAATGTAGAAAGAGAACGAAATCTTCAACTTAAAGAAAGAGAAAAATTATTAGATGATTTAAGAGGTGTAACCGAAAAAAAAGCATCAGAAGATAATAAAAGATTACAAGATTCTTTACTAAAATTAGAAAGACGATCTACAAAAGAACAAGAAAAACAATTTTTACTACGTCAAGAAGGACAAGATCAGTTAAAACAAAAAGTAAGAGAAATAAATAAACAAAGAAAAGAAGAAAATAAACTTATTAAACAAAATGTAAACCAAACAAAAAAAAGTGTTGCAGATGAAATAAAGAAAAAATTTAGTATTATTGCTTCTGGTACAGAAAGACGTAAAAATCTTCAAAAATCTGTAAGAGAATTGGAAGCGAATAGAAAGCAGATACCTATAAATGATCGAATTAACGCACAACTTAAAAAAAGAGGTTTAATTTTAAGTTCAAATGGTAAAAAGATTATAAGTAATAATCAAGCCAGAAGAGCAGGAGTCCGAGGTGGACGTTTTCAAAATGCTCTTTCAAGTGGATTAATTGGTGGTGGTTTTCCCTTGTTATTTGGGCAAGGTCCAACTGCTGCTATAGGTGGTGCTTTAGGTGGTGTTGCTGGTGGTGCTTTCGGAGGGCAATTTGGATTTGCTCTTTCCATAGCTGGTACAGCTATTGGTAGTGCTTTAGATGAACTAACAAAAGCACTTGCAAAACCAACAGAAAATATTGAGATATTAGTAACAAAATTAGGATTGGCTAATACAGAGACAGGAGATTTAGTTTTAAGAATGAATGAATTAGGAATGACTTCTGATGCTTCAGCACTTCTTTTAAATAAATTTGCAGAAAAATTTAATTTAACTAAAGATCAAATAAAAGAAAATACTGATAAAATGAATGATTTTAATAATCAAATTAATTTATTAGGAACATCTTTAACTTTATTACTTTCAGATGTTTTAGGACCACTGATAACAGAATTAAATAATTTAACACAAGGAAAAAAACCAGAAGGCACTTCAAGAAATTTTACAGGTATTGTAGATTTTTTCACTGCAAATGCTTTTGATTTTGATAAACGAGGTGGTATTTTTGATGAGTTTTTTGATCCTACTGGTAATAAATTTCGCAATCCTTTTAATAGAGCTAATGATCCATTGGAATTTAATACAAACCCATTAAATTTAAATCTTGATAATTTTGATTTAAGAGGTAAAAAAGCACAATTAAGATTTGAAGAAAAAGAATTATTACCTTTAAGACAAGCATTAGAACTTGAACAAAAACGTCTAACAACAAGCGCCGAAGATTTAAATATATTAAAAGAAAAATTTGAATTAGAAAACTTGAATAATGAATTAAAATTTTTAGAATCACAAAAAACTGATGAAGTAAATCAACAATTAGAAGATAAGATTGCAAAGCTAAAAATTGTTAGAGATACTCAACAACAGATTTTTGATAACGCAAAAGCACTAGCAGATCCATTTAGGCAGCTTTCAAATATTATTGCTCAAGACATAGGTAATGGAATTAAAGGTTTAATACAGGGTACACAAACTTTAAATAATGTATTAAGTAATGTATTAAACAAATTATCTAATGCTTTTCTTAACAGAGCTCTTTTTGGCAATATACAGGGAGCACTTAAAAAAGAACAAGGGTTAATAGGTAATTTATTTGGTGGTTTTCTTGCTGATGGTGGATTTGCAACAGCAGGAAAATCATTTATTGTTGGTGAGAAAGGTCCAGAATTATTTACCCCTAAAGTATCTGGTCAGGTCACACCAAACAGTGCTCTTAAAGGTTCAACTAACGTAGTGGTTAATGTTAATGTTAGTTCTGGAACAAGAAGTATTTCGGGAAGTGGTTCAGAAGCTAGACAATTGGGAGGGCAAATAGCTGCTGTTGTACAAACTGAAATACGCAGACAACAAAGATCAGGAGGACTTCTTGCATAATGGCTACTTTTCCATCAATTACTCCAAGTTATTCTTTTCGTAAAAGAAGCAGACCGAGACAATTAGTAGTTCGACTAGGAGATGGCTATGAGCATCGCAGCACTTTTGGATTAAATCAATCTCCAAAAATTTATGAGTTAGAATTTAATGTATCTGAAACAGAGTCCGATACAATAGAAGCTTTTCTAGAAAGTAGATCTTTTGAAAATTCCAGCTTTGATTTCACACCTCCAGAAGAAGGTATAAATAAAACTGGCACTTACACTCAATCGGGCACAACTATAACTGTAAACATTGCAAATCATGGTGTAGCGATAGGTGATGTTTTAACAGTAGATTTTGCTAGTGGTGCTACTGATGGAGATTATACTGTTGTTAATGACACAAATGCAGATGTTTTTACTTTAACTTCTTCTGTTTCAGCGACAATTTCAAGCACGGCTGTAACTATAACTAAATCAGGGCAAGGGAAATATGTTTGTGAATCATGGAACAAAGCTATCCCTTCAAATAATAGAGCAATTATAAGAGCAACTTTTAGACAAGTATTTGAACCATAATGCCTATACCAGTTTCCCAATTACAATCAAAACATCCTGATACTATTATTGAATTGTTTCAACTTGAATTATTAGAGAATATTCATTTTGCTACAGGTAATCCACCAAACACAGATGACTCTTCTGGTATTTATTATTTTCATAATGGTACTTCTTTAAAAACTAACGGTAAAATTCGATGGAACAGTAAGGATTATTTAAGATACCCTGTGCAAGCCAGTGGGTTTGAATTTATTGGTGCTGGAACGTTACCTAGACCTCAATTTCAAATTAGTAACGCTTTGAATTTATTTACTGCTTTAATATCTACAGTTAATACTTTTAATATCGGCAACGATTTAGTCGGAGCAAAATTTACAAGAATTAGAACGCTTTTAGAGTTTATAGATGTAGAAAATTTCGCAAACAATATAAATCCTTTTGGCAGTTCTGATCCAACACAAGAACTACCTAAAGAAATATTCTTTTTAAGTAAAAAATTAATTGAAAATAGGCAAATTGTATCTTATGAGTTAATCAGTGCTTTAGATTTAGCAAATGTTAAACTTCCAAAAAGAATAGCCACTAGAAAACTTTTTCCTGGCATAGGAGGTTATGTATGATGTCTTGGGAACAGGAAATCATGGATCATGCAATTAGTTGTGTTCCAGAGGAAAGTTGTGGTTTATTAGGTAAAATTAACAATAAAATAATTTTTTTTAAATGTAAAAATAAATCAAAAGATAAAAATAAAAATTTTTTAATTTCTATTGATGATTGGATAAGAATTGAGGATGAATCTGAGATAATTGGTATTGTGCATAGTCATCCAACGGGTAGTGCAGAATTAAGTAAAAATGATAGAAAAAATTGTATTGAACTAGATTACCCATACTATGTAGTTAGTGTTGAAAATAAAAACTACAAAGTTTTCTATCCAAAGGAGCTAAAGAAGTGCTAACAAAAATAATAGTTTACGGAAAACTAAGAAAATTATTGGGACGTAAAGAATTTGAAGCAAAACTACAAAATGCTAAACAAGTTTTTAATTTTTTAACAGCAAATTATCCTCAAGTTTCAGAAAAAATATTAAGAATGACGTATGCGATAAAATTAAACAATAAATTTTTAAATAACTTGGATATAGAAAATCCTATTGGTAATAAAATTCTTAGATTAGTGCCTGTTGCATTTGGTTCTTCAAATAGTTTTTTTATTCCAGATGAACCTTTATTTGGCAATGATTATGCAGATTTTCCCAGTTACAATATAGATTACAATTACACTCCCTCTCAATCAGATTTTACTAGTAACTTTGAATATTCTTTCGGCAGCGATCCAGGATCTTCAAGTCAGTCGAGTGCAGGAAATAAATTTTTAGATTTTGCTACTAACTTAGCTGTTTCATACGCAGCTTCTCAATTAGAGAATCAAGTTCAAAATTTCTTACAACCCCAACCAGAACCAATTAATATTGCCAAAGCACCAACAGCCGTTAAGGATAAAAGTTTTAATGCCTCTTTTAACGGTATTTCTAATACAATTAATGCTGGTATTGCCGTTCCTATATGTCTAGGTGAGACTTATACTGGTTCTATAGTTATTTCAGCAGCACTAGATACAGTTCAATTTACAGGTAAAGGAAAGGAGGTTACATAATGCAGCAATCAGGATTTAATAGTGAAACTAATATCCCTAAAAGTGTTAAAAAGAAAAAATTCTTCTTAACAACAGTACAATTCGCAAAGTTTATTGATTTAATTTCTGAAGGTGAGATTGAAGGTTTTAAAAGTGCGAATGATACTGGATTTAAAAAAGGCACTTACAATTATAATTTGGCTTGTTTAAAAGATATATTTTTTGATAATACACCTGTAATCAAACCTACAGCTAACCTAACAGTTTTAGATTCTGATGGTCTTATTGATTTGCAGGAGAGTGATTTTAATTTTAAGGGTATAGGTTTTGACTTTAGAGAGGGAAATACTGATGTAGATGTTACAAAGACAGGAACCTATGTCCAATCAGGAACTACTGTTACCATTACTATCACAGATCATGGTTTTGATGTTGGAGACACAGTAGTTGTAGACTTCACCTCTGGTTCTGCTGTAGATGGAACGTTTATTGTTAAAAGTAGTAATCTTAAAAATGAATTTACTATTACAGCAAATAACTCTACGACTATTAGTGGTACTAATACTGTTTCTGTTACTAGAAAGGGACAAACAACAATACCAATGCAGATAGGCACTGAAACTCCTGTTAACAACGCTTTATTTGGAACAGTAATTACTAAATTAAATCCAGTTACTATACAAGTTCCGCATGATTCTAATAATCCAATAGATGCTGTAAGGGTTACTATTGGGGCTGCACCTTTTCTAAAAAATAATAGCGGTAAATGTACAGTAAAATACAAAATTATAATTGTACAAAATGATGGAACTGAAAGTTCAGTAGAAGATAAGGAATATATCAAATCTCCCAATAAGCAAAAAAAGAATTTTGATGAATTGTTTATTGTAGGAAAAACAACTAAACAATTTACTAGAGATCATCTTATAGAAATACCATCCTCATATAGCTTTCCTGTATCTATTAAAATAGTAAGAGAAACAAAGGATAAAGGTGTAAATATAAAAGATAAAATCAAGTTTTTAGCAATGAGTACAATAAAAAATGAAGTTCAGAAATATCCTAACTTTGCCCATACGTTTTTTAAGTTTGATTCTTCTCAGTTTCAATCATTACCAAAAAGAATATATAAAGTTAGAGGTATAAAAGTCAAAATACCAGGTGAGGGATCAAGCAGTACTGGTTTTCCAAGTGTAGATAATGAATCTGGCAGGATAATTTATCCCAGTGGGTATATTTTTAATGGACAATTATCAACTACAAAAGTATGGACAAGCGATCCAGCGTGGATTCTTTATGAGTTATTGACAAATACTGTCATGGGTTTAGGTGATTATATTTCTGAATCACAGTTAGATGTGTACTCTTTTTTTAAAGTCTCGGATTATTGCAGTGCTTTAGTTGAGAACTTAATTATTGGAGGAGAAAAAGAGCCTAGATTTAGTCTTAATACAACGTTAAATACAAGAGAAGATGCTTTTAAAGTTATAAGAGATATTTGTTCTGTCTTTAGAGGCATTCCATTTTATGCAGGAGGCACTGTAAAAATTAACCAAGACAGACCTCAAGAGACTCCTGATTACGTATTTAATCTTAGTAATGTTACTCCTGAAGGTTTTACTTATGTGGGCACAGATTTAAGAGAAAGAGCTACAAGAGTTACAGTTACTTATTTCAATACTGAAACATTAAAAAATGACGTTGAAACAGTAGATTTACAAGATTTGTTTGGTTCTTCTTCTGATACAACAGCTAAAGAATCGCTAGGAGAAATACATGAAAGAACTGCTGCGTTTGGTTGTACATCTAGAGGTCAAGCAATAAGAGCAGCAAGGATGCTTTTATTTGATGAGCAAAGAACAACTCAAACAGTTAATTTCACAACAACTTTAGAAGCTGGCGTGATTGTAAGAGTTGGTTCATTAATTGAAATTCAAGATCCATTAAAAGCTGGATTGAGAAGAGGTGGAAGAATTGTTTCTGCAACTACTAATACTGTTGTTGTAGATAATACAGATTCGACTGATCTACCTCAAGTTAATAATGCAACTATAAGTGTTGTAATGCCAGATGGAACTGTATCAACAAAAAATATAGATTCTTCATCAGGAGTTACTGGGTCAACAATAACACTCGCATCAGGTGAACACTTTACAGTAAAAGATGCAAATGATAACGATGTAAATACTGCACCTAATCCCAATAGCGTATTCACAATAGAAAATACAACTCTCCAGAATCAAGCTTTTAGAGTAATTTCAGTAACAGAAAATCCAAATAACAGTTTTTCAATTACAGCAATAACTTACAACTCATCTAAATATGATTTTGTAGAAGGAATTATCAATGAGATTCCATTACAAAAAACAACTATTTTAAATGATCCATTACCAGCACCTAAAGGATTGGAAGTACAGGAAACATTTTATGTAGAAAATGGACAGTTGAAAAATAAAATTGATATTCAATGGCAGGAAGTACTAGGAGCCTCTGGTTATATTGTTCGATACAGTCCGCCTTCTACTGGTGAAATCGAGGTAATGACTCAAGCTACAAGTTTTCAAATTTTTGATGCTGAACAATCAATTGAGGAAGATGATCAATATGATATTGAAGTTTTCACAATGAAGGGAGATGGAGAAAAATCAGGTGCGGGTTCAGAAATTTCTATAGCAGTAAAAGGTAAACTTACACCACCAGATGATTTAACTGGTTTAACAGTAGAACCAATAGATAAAAACTTTGTAAAATTATCTTGGAATAAATCAGAGGATGTAACGGTTTTAAATGGCGGAAGCATATATATCAAGCATACAAATCTTACAACTGGTGGAAGTTTTCAAAATTCCAGTCCGATTATTGAAGCTGTAGCTGGTATGTCAACAGAGGCAATTGTTCCTAAACTTGCTGGTACTTATGTTATCAGAGCAAAAGATGGCAATGGTACTTTTTCAACAAATGAACAGACAGTTCAGTTTACGGTAGAAGATTCTGAAGCAGAAGATGAAGAGACTATAAATAATGTTGATGAGGACACTACAAATTTCCCAGGAACTAAAACAGGTGTTGAAACTGGTACAGGTGGCACTGACATAAGATTAATTCTTGCAGGGGATGGTATCTTTGATGAAATTACAGATTTTGATACATTAACACCAAACTTAGACCAGATTGGAGATAATATTGCAACCACTGGAACGTACGAATTTAATACAAAAGGTGATCTAAGTGCCAATAACAAGATGCCTACACATTTTGTGAAAAACATTGCAGCCACTTCTTTTTTAAAAAACACAGAAATAGATACAAGAAATCAAATAGATTTATTCTCTGATATTGATGGAACAAAAGTTGATGAACCAAGAGTTGATTTATTTATAGCCACAACAGATGATGACCCTGCTTCAGGAAGTGCCACTTTCAGTGATTTTGAAAAATTTAGTAACGCAACATATAAGGGAAGAGGGTTCAAATTTAAAGCTGTATTAACATCAACAAAACCTGATGAAAATATCAGAGTAACCACGTTACGAGCTACAGGATCTCTTGCACCAAGAACAGAGACACAAAGAGACTCGACCATTACTGAAATCACAAGTGGTAATACTGTTACTCCTGATTCTGAAGGTTACATTGCAAGTGGTTCAACTGGCGTTAACGTAGTATTTTCTAAACGATTTAAAACACCACCTACAGTAAATATTTTTCCAAGAGCAAGTTCTAGAGCAAATACAGTATATTATCAACCAGTATCAGTTTCAGAAACAGGTTTTACAATTAGATTTATAGATAGTAGTGATGCAGTCACTTCAGTGCTTTTTACATTTACTGCAACAGGTTTTGGAAAAGGTGATACATGATAGGCATATTTTCTTTTTTACTGTAAACTTAAATTATTAAAAGGAATTAGATGTCTAAAGCATTAAATGAAGCCAAAGAAACTCTTGATAGATTAATAGGCGATTTTGTCACAGGAGAGTTAGTTGGAGAACGATTAAGGAAGCAATTATTACACATAAAAGAACAAATAATTATTGCAGGGAAGGAGAAATAGAAACTGATGGCAAGAGTTGATACTACAGGAGGAAACGGATTTGTTGTTGACAACAATGTTGGTTCTGTTTTCCGTGCAAAAATAAATTCTGCTTTTGCTGCCATAAATTCTTTAAATTCTGGTTCTGGTAATCCAGCAATTAATACTGCATATCAGCCATCAATAAACTCCGATACTGATATTTTATCCATAAGAAATGGAGCTAATAACGCATATATAGAATTAGGATCTATAGATACAAATTTTGGTATAAATAAACCAGCTTTTGCAGTCCGACCAAGTGGAGCACAAGCAATAGCAAACACCACTTTTACCATAGTCAATAACAATACAGAAATTTTAGATACAGACAGTGCATATAACACTTCAAATTATAAATTCACAGTACCAACCGCAAAGGCTGGCAAGTATGTAATAGGTGGTCAGGTGTGCATTGACGACTTACAGGATGGTGATGCGATCCAAATGTCTTTCTATGTAAATGATGCACAGCTAACGGCTTATGGTAAGGTCTCAAGGGCTTATTGTTCTGCGGCTGATGTGTTTACTTCAGTTCATGCTCAACTTATATTGGATTTGTCAGTTGGAGATACTGTGGCACAATATGTAGAGCATAATGAAGGTAATAACCAAAATACAGTTACGGCTGAAACTTGGTTTTACGGATACAGATTAACGGTGAGCTAAATGGCACAACATGACGGAGTTATAGATAATGGAACGGGCAGTGCAGTCCGTACCGACATCAATAATGCTCTTGCTGCAATAAATTCTAATAATTCTGGTGCTTCAGATCCTAGCACTACATATGCCTATCAATGGTATGTCGATACAGGAGATAACACCTTAAAGATAAGAAATGCCGCTAATAATGCCTTTATTAATGTTTCAACTGTAGGAGGGATTGGAACTGAAAATTTAGGTTTAGGAACGCTAGGTTCTGGTATCAATAATGTAAGTGAGGACACTACACCCCAATTAGGGGGAAACTTAGATGTACAGGCTTTTGAAATAATTACAGCAACAACAAATGGCAATATAAAACTTACGGCAAACGGTACAGGCTTTGTTGAAGTTAAAGGTAATACAAATGCTGGTACGATACAACTTAACTGTGAGTCAAATTCTCATGGTGTAAAACTGCAATCCCCTGCTCATAGTGCGGCTCAATCTTATACTTTGATATTGCCAGATAATCAGGTGGCGGCAGATAAATTTTTAAAGGTAAAAAGCATAAGTGGAAGTGGAGCTACAGCCGTAGGACAGTTAGAATATACTGATGCCCCTGCAGATGCAACTAAAATGCCTTTAACAGGTGGCACTTTTACTGGCACAGTTGTTTTTGAAGATGCAATTAATGAAAATGTTTTTACTATTAGCGATGCTTCTTCAGTTGCATTAGATCCTGATAATGGAATGATTCAACAGTGGACATTAGGAGCTAATAGAACAGCAACAGATTCATTAACAGCAGGGCAATCAATGCTTTTAATGATTGCTGATGGTAGTTCATACAGTGTTACATGGCCTACTATGACATGGGTAGGAGGTTCAGCACCTACATTGGCTACAAGTGGATTTACTGTAATAGAACTGTGGAAAGCTGGTAGTACATTATATGGTGCAACAGTTGGTGATGTAGCTTAATGCGGAATCATTTTTTAAGGGCTGCTGCTGGTAATACAGGACTTGCATCAGGCCAGTACTTTCCAATGTTTGCCATAAAATTATTTGATGCAGGGAGAACAACTGGTTCTAGTGTTAATCCTCCAACGTTAAATACATCTGACTGTGAAATTCCAATGAGGAGAGCATTATCATTTGATACTGGCAATACCACTGAGCTTACTGGTTCTGAAACAATGTCTCAAATAGTTTCAATATTAGACACAAGTAAATACACATGTAATTCACAATTTAAAAATTTAAATATCAATGGTATAAAAATTGAACATTGGCAAAATAGCAGCACAAAATATAATGATGCAGAAGTGACATTTGATGGTACTGGATTTAATATTTATGATCATGCCTGTAATACTGGAGCAAACTTATTTGTTGTTAATACAAATAAATTTCCTTCACAAATAGGAAACATTACAGCTTTATATCTTGATGGGGCCTCTGAATCTTCGACAGCTTATAAATTTTTTGTAAATCATTCTACAGCCACAGCCACAGCAGGGACAGGTGGTTGGCAAGCAGACACAGGAGATTATTGTTTTCTTGGGATTTCTGACAAGGCACATAATACAGCAGCAAATGACACTCTTGATAAAGAATTTGCCACTAGTAAAGGATTAGCGTTTGGAATATCTGATTCTAATGGTGGTGACGTTGTTGGTGGCGTTCAACAAACACCAAGAGAAGGGATTAGTAGAAGAAATGATGCTTACGATAGTTTATTTACAAATTGGCAACAAAAACTTAGTCTTTCATCCAATGCTCATTCTGGCAACACAGTAAGTGGCTATGCTATCGTTCGAGGGAAAGTCATTTAATTATGAAAATTGCAATTATTGATGGTTCTACTGTTAAGTCTGTTGGAGAACATACAGAGTTATTTCCAAATACTTCTTTTCCAGATACAGGAGTCTCATCTTCTTTCTTAACAGAAAACAACGCAAAGCAAGTAACAATACCAACCTACGATTCAAAGACACAAAAACTTAGTTCAATATCTCCTGTCATTGATGGAGATTATGTAAAAGAATATGAGGTAGTATCTTTAACAACGGAAGAAAAAACAACCGTTGATAATCAACAATGGAATACTGTAAGAAAAGATCGCAATGTAAAATTACAAGATAGTGATTGGACACAGATTATTGATTCTCCCTTAACAGATGAAAAGAAAACTGAATGGCAGACATATAGGCAGTCTTTAAGGGATATAACAAAACAAAGCGATCCATTTAATATTACATGGCCTACTGAACCTTCATAATGCCTCAATTATCATCA